CTGAACAACTACTTGTCCGGACTGTCCCCATTCATTTCGCTCCGGGCAACTGCATGGTGTGCGTACGACTTCGGCATGCGCCGCCCTGTCGCTGCCCAGCCATCCGCAGCAGCGCGTATCGCCTCGTTCTATCTGGCAGAGGACGGACTTACCTGTACGCATGACGTAGGCGAATGCAAGTTGCCAGTGTGGTGCAAAGATTCGACTGATGCCTACAACGCTATGCGCATTGTGAGTGCACTGCACTACCGCGCAAACCTGCCATCCACCGCCCCACCATCAGCAGGCAGCGCAGCGAAGGATGCGCAAGACGCGGCGCTGTGGCGTGCTTTTGAGAAGGCTCTGCGCAACCGGCGCATTCCAGGCCCGGCACATGGCCGGCGCTTCAAGATCGTAGAAATCTGCCCGATGTCGAGTGACGAGACTGAGTTTGACGATTTCGTTGCTTGTATCGCCGCCATCGCACAAGGAGAAAAACAGTGACCAACGAAGACCTGCAACAACTGAAGGCGCTGGCGATGGCGGCAACGCCCGGGCCGTGGGAGCATGACGAGGAACTGACGCCGTGGCGCATCGCTGGCGGCGAGGTAGTTGGCGGCGATGGGACTGGCGTTTCGGTAGTTTTCACCGACTATGACTGGCATGTGAAAGTCGGCGAGGAACCCGATACTGGCTCTGCCATCTACGAAAGCACTGGCGAGCCAGCAACAATCGTAGAAGGCGTACGCAACAACGATGCCGCTTTCATGGCAGCCGCCAATCCCAAGGCCATCCTCGCCCTGATCGCGCGCATCGAGTCCCTTCCCGCCCCAGCAGTCGCCAATGCTGCGGTGAGCGAGCTGCCGCCGCTACCTGAGCCACTACAAATCGATTGGCCGACCGCGCATAGCGTGGCACTCGGTTGTGGCGTCGAAGATCGCGGCATCCATGATCGTTACGAAGCGGCTGAGTATGGCTTTGAGGATGGTGTTCAGAAAGCCGCTTGCTGCGTTCCTGACGTGATCTACGATGCCGATCAGATTCTCGCCTACGGTCAGGCCTGCATCGCCGCCGCTGCTCCCAATGCGCAACTGGTAGCGGCGCTGCAATCGGCTCTGGCAATCATCAACAACGAAGCGGACCCTGATGAATATGCTGCGCCTTTGGCAAAAATCCGCGCTGCTCTCTCTGCTATTAAAGGAGAGAAGGCATGAGCGCCTCCGACGTAGCATGCATCGTCCTGACCGTCGTTGCTCTCCTGGTCTCGATATTCGGACGGCGAAAATGACCCCCGTTGACCGCCAAGAGGCCCTTGACCGCAAGGAAATCCGCGATGACGCAGAGTACTGGCGACTCTCCGACGAAATCGAAGCCGCGCACCCGGATTGGGATGGGGCGCAGATTTACGACGAGATTGTCCGCAAGATGACGGAGGGCATCGAAGAAGACTAGCGAAACTTCTTGCCAGATTCCAATGCAATGTGGCAAAATTCCTCTCGTTGATGTGACGGCGTCGACGAAATCAGGAAGCCGATTCGGTTTCTGTGTTTCTAGGGTTGAATCCCACCTGGCCGTCACCAGTGAAGCGCAGAATCCCAATCGGCTTTTTTGCGTTTGCGCGGCACATCAACCGCACTCCGAGCGACATCAAGGGCCAGCCGGCCGCGCGGATAACAGGCTGATGCAAAGTCCCTGCGTAATGTGACTAGGGGGCAGTCGAAAGCAGCACATGCTTTTGAGGACATGGCGTAAAAGGTTGTCGGCGAAAGCCACTGGGGAGATTGGCCCACTTTGACGGGCAGCCATGGTAACGGACTTGCATCACAGTGCTTAAGAACAAGAGAGTGTCAGGGGGACAACCTAACCCCTAGTCAAAGATTGAACCTATGGAGGAACAATGAGCAATATCGTACCATTTCAGGAGCTTGAATCGATGTCTAGCTATATCGTTCGCTCCAAGCTCTTCGGGGCAAAAGACGAGTCTCAGGCCATGAGCTTGATGCTGCTGGCCCAGGCTGAAGGGCTTCATCCGATGACAGCGATTCAGGACTTCGACATCGTGCAGGGTCGGCCTGCGCGCAAAACGCATTCGATTCTGGCCCGTTTCCAAGCTGCAGGAGGAAAGGTAGCATGGGAAGAAATCACGCCGACGCGTGCTTGCGGCGTCTTCTCGCATGCGCAGGGCGGTTCGCTTAAAGTTGAATGGACTTTCGCCGATGCCCAAAAGGCCAATCTGACCGGAAAAGACAACTGGAAAAACTATCCCAAAGCTATGCTGCGCGCGCGCTGTATCGCCGAGGGCGTGCGCGCTGTGTTTCCAGGGGCTATCGGCGGTATGCTGACTGTGGAAGAGGCTCAGGATATGGCCCCGAGTCGCGGTGAGATTGATATCACTCCAGAAACGCCGGCCAAAAATATCGCGCCGACTCTGATTGATTGCACCGACGAGCATTTCCAAAACAATACAGAGGCCTGGCGCGCGATCATTCTAAGCAAGCGCAAGACACCGGCCGGTCTGATCGCTGTGCTGAGCACTAAGCTGATCTTGACCGAAGACCAGAAGCTGACCATCGACAGCTGGTCGCACGAAGAAGAAGCCATTGACAACAATAACGAGGAACCACAGCAATGATTACCCATGACCTGATTCAAGGCAGCCATGAATGGCTTACCTATCGCGCGAAATACTTCAATGCCAGCGATGCGCCGGCCATGCTGGGCTGTTCGGCCTACAAGTCGCGCTCTGACCTGATCGCCGAACTGGCTACCGGCTTGGCGGTTGAAGTCGATCCCGCTACGCAGCGGCGTTTCGATGACGGCCACCGATACGAAGCGCTTGCGCGCCCTGTGGCTGAATCCATCATCGGCGAAGACCTATATCCTGTCGTAGGCTCCGAGGGCCGCTTCTCTGCCTCATTCGACGGCCTGACGCTGGGCGAAGACACTGGCTTCGAGCACAAGTCACTGAACGACGAACTGCGAGCAGTCTTTGTCGACATCGCCACCATGAACCCGGAGCACCAAGCTACCAGCGCCGGCGCTCTGCTGCCTAAGATGTACCGCGTCCAGATGGAACAGCAGTGCATGGTTTCTGGCGCCAGCCGCATCCTGTTCATGGCATCGAAGTGGAACGGCGAGGAACTGGTAGAGGAATACCACTGCTGGTATGTTACAGACGCCGCCCTGCGTGCTGAAATCATTGCTGGCTGGGCGCAGCTGGAAATGGATGTCGCCGCCTATGTTCCGGCTGAGCCTGTGCAGAAGTTGGTGGCCGCTTCGTTTGAAACACTGCCGGCCATCGCGGTGCAGATCAAGGGCGAAGTCACCGCCAGTAACATGGGGGCTTTCAAGGAACGCCTATCGGAATACCTCGCCAGTGTCAAGACCGATCTGGTCACGGACCAGGACTTCGTAGACGCAGACGCCGCAGCGAAAAACTGCGTCACTATCGAAAAGCGGCTGAGCGCTACCAAAGAGCAGGTGCTTGGACAAGTGGCCGACATCGACGCCATCGTGCGCGCGCTGGATGATGCGGCCGGCCAGGTGGCAAAGCTGCGCATCCTGCTTACCAAGGAAATCAAGGATAAGAAAGACCTGCTAAAAGCCGGAATTCTCACCAAGGCCCAGCAAGCATTGAAGGACCATGTAGCGGTTCTGGAAAAAGAAATCGCGCCGGTCACGCTGGTCTATCAGGCACGCGACTTCGCCGGCGTTATGAAAGGCCTGCGCACGATCAAGACGTTGCAGGATGCCGCCGACACTGAACTGGCCGCCGGCAAGATTACCGTCGATTCCCTGGCCGCCGGCATCCGCGCGCGTCAAGCTTGGTTCAAGGTCGAAGCAGTCGATTATGTCGGTCTTTTCGCTGACCTGCAGCAGATCATCCAGAAGCCTGACGACGACTTCAAGCTGATCGTCACCACTCGCATAGCTACACAGAAGGCCGCCGACGACAAGCGGATCGAAGAAGCCAAGGCAGCCGCATTGGCCGCTGCTGCACCAGCGCCCCAGACCGACAGTGCAGCCATTGCTGACGCCATGATCGCGGAAGCCGTGATACCGCCGCCGGACATGCGCACAGTCATTACTGTGGAGTTGGAAGAAGTGCCAGAAATGGCGCCAATCACTCAGGAAGCCCCGCCATCGCTCAAGCTGGGCGAGATCAGTGGGCGCCTGGGCTTCACTGTTACAGCCGAATTCATGGCGAAGTTGGGCTTCGCGCCGGCAGCGACCGACAAGAACAGTAAGCTTTTCCACGAATCTGACTTCCCCAACATCTGCGCCGCGTTGCTGCGGCACATTGCCGAGGTACAGGCGAAGAAATTCACGGTGACGCTATGACCGACTCAGCCAAAATCGCCGACGCCCTTATCGCTGGCTCGCGCGGCATACTGACCAAACCCAGCAAGCCGAATGCTGACTCGCTGTACTGGCCGCCATCCCCTGCGCCTATTGACCTGCATGTGATGCCAATCGAAACCTACCGCGCCCGGTTTGGCGCAAATAGTGTGGCATCTTGCGACGAATAGTTGTTGCATTATGCCTCAGCATGATTTACATTGGAGTTCTCCAAGCGGTTTAGCCGAACACCGTGCAAATAGCGAAGTTTGGTATTTCTTTTAAGGAAATTAAAATGAGTGAACTGAAAACTGCAGCCGAACTGTCCGAGTACGATTTCATCGTCGTAATCGATGCTTCCGGCTCCATGGGTGAGCGCGATATGGGCGGCAAGTCCCGCTGGGAATACATGCAAGAAACCGCTATGGCCTTCACCCGCGACCTGGAAGCGATCGACAGCGACGGCCTGGGCGTTGTGATGTTCTCGGGCGCCAACATCGAAAGCTTCGATGGCGTCACCACTGACAAGGTCAAGGAAATCTTCGCGAACCGTTCGCCGCGCGGCAGCACTCCGCTGGCTGAAGCACTGACCGCAGCCCTGAAGCTGGCCGGCAAATCCGACAAGAAGGACTTCATCATCGTCTTCACCGACGGCGTCCCGGACGACCAGTCCAAGGCAGCGAAGGTTATCATCGACCAAGCCAACAGCCAAGTAACCGACGATGCTCTGACCATCCTGTTCGTGCAAGTCGGCCATGACGCCGGCGCGGCGGCCTACCTGAAAACCCTGGACGACGATCTGACCGGCGCCAAGTTCGATATCGTCGATGCCAAGACCATCGACGAAGCCGAAAAGTTCCCGACCACCGCAGCGCTGATCGCGCACGCAATCAACGACTAAACCACCACCGGCGCGGCGGCATGCTTCTATGTCGCCGCCAAAGGAGAAATCATGTTCGACATCATCTTGCTCACCTTCGTCGTGGGCGTTTTTGTTTCTGGCTTCTGGTGCGGCAAGCAATTCGGCACCGCGCGCAAAACATGGGAAGCTTTTACCGGCTACCTTGGGAGTTTCTTCAAATGACCGGCCGCACGTCAGCCGCGCTCAAGAAGGCAATTTCATTGCTGAGCAAGTATTCCATCAGTGAAGCGGCCCGCAAGGCTGGCGTGTCTCGCTCCACGATTTACAGGCACCTCAAAAAAAATAACGCACAGACTGGAGAGAAGTGATGAGCGACGTGATGTTTTTCGGCATTCTTGAAATGCCCTACGATATGGCCATGGAAACCGAATTGAGCCGCAGTCAGTTCTACGACCGAGTACAGGACGCGGTGGCGCGCATCAAGACGGCAGAGCAAAAAGTCGAAGAGCAGGCCAAGGAAATCGAGAGCCTGCAATGCCGCCTGGAGCTGGCTGACATGCGCATCAACGCCCTGGTCGATGCCAAGACCGCAGCCGAGCGCCGGCTTTTCGACATCAGCAAGGAGTTGGCCGATATGGTGCAGGAGTCACGGGTAGCCACCCAGCCAGCACAGACAGCGCCTGTAGCCGATGTCAAGGCAATCACGGGGATGCCATTTGCTGATCTGGCGACCCCCATCCGGGAATTTCAGGCGCGCAAAAAACTGGCGGTCCATCCCCCAGCCGATGCCGCGCCAGTGGAGGCGATCAATCTGATTGTGCGCGATGTGGCCGAACTGGACTACAGCAGTGATATCGCGCCGAACCTGATGCAAGTCAGCGAGGCCGACTTGCGCCTCATCATCGAGCGTCACATCGCCACTCAGCCATCCCCCGCGCAGGGTGATGCGCCCTCGCCACACAGCATCGGCTACAACGACGACTTGCCAGAAGGCTGGAAGCGCGCCGCAGATGGCCGCGTGATACCGCCAGCGGGCATTGTTGGCGAGGCTTACACCGTAGGCGGCGTGCAGGGTGATGCGCTGAGCCAGCAGGCGGCGGACGATGCCTTTGAGGTGCACCGCATCGCGCAAGGGAAAATCCTCGGCATGCCGGGTTTGATGGCGCGGCCCTGCTTTATCGCCGGCTGGGAGGCTGCTATCCGCGCTCTCGCCGCCAAGCCATCGGAGGGTGGAAAATGAGCATCATAGCAAAACGAGGGGTCTGCTTTTCGTGCGGGCATGACCATGGTGACGGTTTTGGATCGCCTGGCCTATTGCGCGTTCTAAAAGCACGGGGCGATGAAGTAGCTGCCTATCAAGCCGAAATCGCCGATCTCCGCACCGCCCTGGAAGCGGCACAGCAGCAGCTCGCCCAGCGCGCCGGGAGCGGCTGCGCCTGTAAATTCGATTCCGATGACAAGATAAGCAGCCCATGCCTCATGCACCGCGAATGGGCGAATCGCCAGCAGCCGGATAGCGGGCGCGATGCGGCGCTGGAAAAGTTGCAACGCTACGAGGAAAGCTGCGGCGAAGGAGGCGGGGTTTATCCTTGCGCTAACGGCCCTTACGTAAAGTTGGCCGATGTTCAAGCCCTTGCCTCGCAGCCCAGCGAGCAAGCCGCTGGTGGTCTGCCGGATATCTGGGAAGGCTACGAAGGTGGCACATGCACGTCCGACATTCATGGATTGGGCGGCACCATCAAACTGCACTACCAATCGCCTGCGGAAGCCGAAAACGCATTTGACATGCTGTGCAATTTCTTTGCCGCAACCAGTGCGAAGGGAGAGCGTGATGCATGATCTACAAAGCCACATCAATATTTTGGAGAGCGCACCAGATTCAGCCGGAACTTCTTGGCAGGTGGGGCTGGCTAGAATCTCTTTAGTGAAGACGACCACGCTGGGCGTCTACACGTTGACAGCCGACATATTGCATGAGACCGACGAGAGCATGGCCAAAGACGGCATTCAGCGCGCCATCGCTGGGCTGGCTGGGATTTACGGTTTCGCTCCAAACTATCCATGCATCCTGCCTGCCCAGCAGCCAGTGGACCCGGATGCTCTCCCCGGCGAAAAAGTACGCGCCCTGCTGGATCACCTGCGCGCTATTCGGGCGCTGGAGGATGATAGCCCGGACCCCGATGCCGTGTGGGAAAATACCCACGCGCTCAACCTTCAGCGCCTGATCGACTGGCTGGACGGTGATTCGACCTATCCGGAAGCAATCTTGTTCAAGCGCGAGGAATGATATGAAAGTTAGAAATATCCCATCCCTGCCCATACTTGAGTTCCTTGGGAAGCTGGAGCGCGGCGAAATCAAGGCGACATACGAGAGCCAAGAGGAAGACGCTGTAGACGGCATCGTCACATGGTTCCCAAGCTGGGGTGTCGTTTGGGCTGGAGCAAAACAGAGCGTACAGCACGCCATGCCGGCCGAGGTTCGCGGTAACGAGAAGCGCGTCAGGCGTAAAATGCAGAGCCTGAAGGATCAAGGTCTGATCACCGGATGCTGTTGCGGCTGTCGCGGCGACTTCGAACTGACTGATAAGGGACGCTCATTACTTGTGCAAAGAAAGCCAAGTACGCTCGCGCAGCAAGTGGCCGATGCCAAAGCTGAAAGCGCAAGCTGGTCGCCTGAAAAGCGCGCCAGCGTGAGGCTGGAAGGCGGTGATCAGCCATGACCACACCATTGAACCACCTCGCATACTGGCCGCGCAAACCGCCGTCGAAGAATCAGGCCCACCGCCCAGTCCACCCGGCGACTCCGCCAAGTTCAAGGAATGGCTGGAGTTCATGGAAGCAGAGCAGAAAACAGCGCATTAATCCGCCGCCGCTTCGGACAAGCGGCAATCACTGAAAGGGAATACCATGCAAACCAAACCGCAATTGGAAGAGCAGAAATCCAAGCTGGATGCCGACATCGAAGCGCTGAACCAGGAAATGAGCGGCGACGAATTCCAGACGCTGGAAATAGAAACGCAGGACCTGGACCGCGCCCGGCTGGCGCACATGCAGCACCTGTCCGGCATCCTGCAGGCGCGCATCGACGGCTTCGCATAAGCGGCGCCGGATATGAAGAAGCCCGCGCTGTGCGGGCTTTTTTTATTTAGCCTGCTGCGCGATGATCCGCGTTTTCTCGGCGCTGCCCTTCGTGGTCCCGTAGAAGTAGGCCATGACGCTACCCAGCACCGACGAGATCAGCACTCCCAGCACCGTGTCGGCGACGCGCTGCCCGGCGGGTTCGATTTTGATGAAGGTCACACCGGTGAAGTACAACATGGCGAACAACGACCAACCCGCAGCAAGGTAGTACACGAAGCGCTTGCTGAAAAGATCGTCCTGCCCCAGCGCTGCCGTCTGCATGGCGCGAGCATTCCCGGTATCAGCAAGGTACGCTTTTTCCATATCGGCCTGCTGCGCGCCCATGGCTTGCTGGAACTCCAACACCTTATTGGGATCGGCCTGCAGCACCGCCATGGCTTCCTGAGGCGTGCCGGTTCCGGTGATGGCCTGGGCCACGCCCACCACGTGGTTTGCGATGTCGACGGTCTTGTCGCTGCCGCCGAACAGCTTCAGGATGCCGGGCACGAACTGGCCCAGCGCCATAGCGATTCCAACAGGGCCGCCGGCTATGCCGCCAGCGATGCTTGCTACTGTAGATGCGTCCATGATCAAATTCCTACGGTGACGGACGCGAGCGCCCAGTTTTTGGCCCATTCATCCGGCCGGGGTTTGCCGGGGCGCCAAGCCGACACATACTGCGCCCAGCCATCGTCAGCGGTCGTCGGCAGCGAGTGCGGCAGCGTGTAGACCAGCAGTCGCGCGGCGCAGGCGGCCACGATGTCCTGGAACCGCATGGCCTCCCACAGCGCCCCCGGCGTGGCCCGGACGCCGTAGGCATCGCAAATCTTGGTCATGCGCGGCGCGGAGCTGGGATGCGACAGCACGCCCTTGCAGCCGCCGCCCTGCTCGAACTGCCACCAGGATGCAGCCGGGCCAGCCTCGGCGCCGCCGGCAACGACCTGGCGGCGATGCGCCAGCCCGGATTCTTGCAAGGCGATCGCCAGCAGGAAGCGTGCGGCATCGCTGCTGCCAGGGATGCCCATCGACACCAGCTCGCACAGCGCTGGCTGGATGGCGGTTTGCAGCAGTCTGATAGGTGTCATTCGATTTCCTTTGGCAGCGTACCGCCGTTATCCCATTGACGCTTTAAGAGCTTGTACTTGATCCAGTGCACGCGGATCACGAACAGGCCAACCACGCAGCCAATGGCCACAGAAATAATGCCCAGCACCGTTTGGGTCTGGCTCAAGATCGATAGCGTGCCCATGGCCGTTGTGGAGGCAGCAACGGTACTAGCAATCGCCGGGTGGTTGGCCGCTGCCTCGACAGCTTGCTTTAAGGTTTCGGGCTCGTTCACGGAGCTTCCTTTCGAGTATAAAATTGCGCCCTGCCATGATCAGCGCCACGAACCAGATGGAACCCCAAATGATGAGCATCATTGCTGTCCACCATAAATAGTCTGAGCCATTGCACATATGCCAAACTCCACGAAAGTACGTTGTAGAAGATTGGCGAGGCATAGGCCATGTAGAGAATCCACCCTACGAAATTGACGACTATGGAGGCAAGGCATAGGGCCTGCATGTCATCGCATAGCCGGTCTTTTGTCAGGGCCGGCACTGCATACAGCAAAATCAGGTCGACCAGTGCGGCGCTCCCATGGAACATCAGCATGCCAACCGGCGAGTTTGGCAGATCGGCAGTGCTGAGTTCGTGAATCTCCATGGCCGCAAAAAACAGCAGAGCGGCGAAGACCCTGGCGCGCCACATGTTCATTTGGTCTTCTTGACAGGCTTAGGTGCGGTTTTCTGGTCTGGCCGCTGCTTGCCGCCGCCTGCTCCGGTTGCTTGTGGTTTCATGATGCTTCCTTTCAAGGTTGTTGAGGTAGTCGGCCTACTTGGTAGAGGTAATTCAGGAATGCAGGGTCAAGTGCCATTGGTGCAGCATTTGCGGCTTTGCTGACCGCACCGGCACCCTTGCCAGCGGCAAGCGCCGCCTCACCCATCAGGCGCGGGGACTGTACAGCAAGCGCTGGGATAGCCGCCATCGGGCCGCCAAGAGCATAGCTACCCAGCCCCAGGCCGCCAGCAACGGCGTTGCCCAGGCCGCGCGGCATGATGCTCGAGAGCGCCTGGCCAGCCAGGGCTGGCATTATTTGCTGACCTCCTTGCTGCTCCATCTGCTTTGCCATATTCAGACGATTGCCATAGTTCGTGTTGACGTTATTGCGAGTCAGCGACTGCAATTTGCGCATGGCTGTGTCGACGGAAGCATTCTTGCCAAGCGAGAGCGCCCGCTCGATCTCGCGGATTTGCTCGGTTGCTTCGCTGTAGCCTTTCATGGTGTCGGCATAGGTTGGCGCCTGGTTGACGATTTCCTGCTTCACAGCATTATAAATCTTGCTTCCAACCATATTGGCAGTCTTTTCCTCGAACGGGATCGAGTCCACAATGCCGCCGATTTTCTGCTTCAAGGCGTCCAGGCCTTCGGGGGTATGGTACTCGGCTGGGTCCAGCGCCTTCCATTCGCCAATGGCATCTGCAATAGCCTGCTGAACCTGGGCGGCCTTCGTGTTCTTGACCTGGCCTTTGAACGTAACTGCGTTGAATGCGTCATTGACGGCCTTATCGATGCCACTGAACCCAAGCACGCTCTTGTCGTTTGATACTTGCGCGATCCCTTGGCGATAGGCGTCCGACTTTGCTTGGCCCATGGCGGCGATATTCTGCTTGGCGGAATCAAGAACATCAGTAATCGGGACATTTCCGCGCATGTTGTCGGCGAACTGGCGCGCAGATTGGCCGCCTTGCATGCCAGATCGGAATGCCTGCTTGATTGGCTCTTCGCCGGTATGGGTGGCCAAACCAGTCAAAACAGCCGCACCACGTCCAATTAGTGGCGCCGCGACTGAAGCGGCCTTTGTTGCTGCCGTCATTGGATTGGTGAGGAGCGAGGCATTGCCGAGCATGCTGCCAGCGCTCGATAACGCAGATGCGCCCGGGATACCTGTCAATGTAGCCGCCTTGCTTCCAAGATTGGCGACGCCGCCGCTAAGGCCAAGCACCGTCGAGAGGTCAGACGCAGCGCCAACTGGATCAGTTGCCAGAGTATTTTTCAAGGAATCAGTCGAGCCATAGCGGTTCACAAAAAACTTGTTTGCCGCATCAGATACATCCTCGGTCTTTTGGAGCGCCGCGCGGTGAGCTGGATTCGGGTCCATGCTGTCAATCGCCGAAACTACCGACTGCGGAAGCGCGTTACGAACGGTGCCAATGCCAAGCTTTACCGTGTTGCCCAGCGTATCCAGCGGATGCCGCACGCTTTGATAAATGCCGCCCAAGAAATTACCAGCGCTAGCCGGCAGGTTTTTGAGCGCATCCATTGGAACATCTGACCAGCCGCGATCTGGCGTCGCTGAGGAGAATAACTCAGCCGACAAATCGCGCCCGCTACCTGGGGTAGGTGCAGTTGATGGGGAGGCGCCAAACAATTCAGCGCTGAGGTCTCGACCAGCCATTATTGGCCTCCAATCGTATAGCCTTGATCTTTAAGGGCCTTGGTGACTTCAGCCGTGCTACGCCCACTCTTACGCGCAGTCTCGGCGATATCGGCCAAGGTCGCGGTCTTTGCGCCGCCTCCAGCAGGCGCCCCGCCCTGATGGCTCTGGTAAATCTCTTGCGCACGGCCAGAAAGGTATTTACCAAAGTCGTCACGCTTGGTCGATACGCGATATTGCTGCTCCAGGCCGCCCAACTGACCAACCATCAGGTCCTGATAGGTCTTGATGACAGCCTTGAGCTGCGCCGGGCTATTGGCCGCGTCGATGGTGCGCGCGGCTTCCTCGCGGTCAGCCACACCGCCACCAGAGCCGACGATGGCCTTGACAATCTCGTCGCCGACGATCTTCTTGGCCGCATTGAAATTGGTCGGAGCCGGGTTGCCGGTCTGCTGCGCATAGTAGTTGCCTACTTTGTTCAGCATGTTCAGATCGCGGTTGCCTAGAGCATCCGACAATTTATCGAGGGTATCCAAGTGGGCAATCGACACGTTGAACGATTTCACTGTATTGCCATACTTGCCGCTGTCGAATGCCTTCACGGCGGCATTACGCGAGGCTACGTCGCCTTTGTTGTTGAGCTGGCTATCGCGGCCTCCCGCTACGCCAGTGTCGCCAGCCAGTTCAGCCGCCTTGTTCAAAATGGCGGAGCGCCCAGCCGCTGCGGACTTGCCCATGCCCATCTGCGGCAGCGTGCCGTCGAAGTTATAGCGCTTGGCGGCGTTCAGAATGGCATCGGTGGACAATGGCCCCGTTCCGTCTTCCGCTTGGCTCTTGTCGAAGGCCAGGCGCTCGCGAGAGATAGCATTGCTGGCGAGCGAATCAGGCGTTTGCGTGCGCTGGAAAATCTGCCCAGGCGTCGCGGAATTGTCATCGATCAGCTGAGTGGTTCCGCCCAAGTTCAATTCGCGCAACTTCGGCGCCACTGCCAAACCGGTGTCTTTCCATGACCCATTGTCTGCCAGGATGAAATTGTGCAGCTTCCCATCGTCGCCGCGCGCGACACGGAAATCAGTGGAATACTTCGGCTGGAACTTGAGCGCGGTCTCTTCCAGCTTGTCGGCCTGCGCGACCAGTAGTGGGTTGCCGGTTGCCCGCATGGCTGCCGCTTGCGCTAGCCGCGAGTTGAAAAGCTGCTCGGTGCTGTTGCCACTGCCGCCAGAAGGCGTTGCACCTTGGGCCTGAGTCAATTTCGCAGCATTCTCGACTGTTGGCGCCAAGTCATTACCCAACACGGACTGCGCGAACGAAGTTGGAGAAGAGGCGCGCGCATTGTAGTCTTGCAGGAACTTTTGAGCGTCAAGGTTCTGTTGCCGGCTGATGGACTTATCCTGCAGATCACCCTGCAAGCCTTGGATTTGCAGCCCATGGAGCTGCGCGGCCTGCTGTGCCTGCTCCTGCTGCATCCGGCGCTGCTGAGCCGCGTCAGTGCCAGCCTGAAAGGCCTGGAGGCCACCGCCAGCGATCTGTCCGAATGACGTTGGCATGCGCGACGGGCCGGACTGCTGGAGCATCTGCGCGGCGGCCGCCAGTAGCCCCTGTGTCTGCTCAGGACTGAGATTGCCCAGGCTGTCAAAGAGTCCCATGATTATGGCCCCACATAGGTTGGATCAAGATAGCCGGCTTGCGAAGCGGACCACGCAGGAAGCGCTGCTTGTCCAGCCGCCAGGCCGCCGTTATTTGTTGCATTCTGGTATGCATTGTACAGACCAAGCCCCGCAGTTGCTCCACCGATCAGGTTACCGGTCGGGTTGGTGAAGTATGGTGATGTCGTTGCCGAGCTGCCGCCAAGGCCGGTATATGGTGCCAGGATGCTGCTAACCTGACTCAGCTGGGAAGTTGGCGCGTTCTGGTTGGCATTGGCATAGTTGTATGCCTGGCCCAGCAGTCCGCTGCTCAGTCCAATCCCGGTCGCCTGGTTAGCCGAGTTCAGTTGATTGGTCTGCTGCTGGGCTTGCTGGTTATTCTGACCAGCATTCTGTGCATAGCCTGCATTCGCCAAATTCGCCTGTTGCTGCTGGGCTGAATTCTGCGAAAGCATCGCCTGCTGTGCGCCAGCATCCTGAGCGGCTACGCCATACTGTTGCGCGCCGAGACCCTGAGTAGCAGCCAGTGCACGGTCCTGCCCTTGGTTGTAGGACTGTGCTTGCGCACCCGTGGTATTGGCGCTGTTGGTTTGTGCCAGGGCCAGGTTATTGTTGCTCAACTGCTTGGTGTAGTCGCTCAACGCGTTGCCTTCGGCGATGCCCTGCCGCGATCCGCCATACTGCCCGGCCAGCACCGCATTAGAGCGGATTCCTGGCAAAACGCTGCGCTGAAGCGTGTCCGTCAGATTCGCCTGATTCTTGGCATAGCTGGTGTTGGTCAAATCGACAGCGCTTTTCAATGCCCCGGTCAGATATGGGTTTGCGCCAGCGTCACCATTGATGAACCGATCGTATGAGCCGGACAGATTCATGTAATTCTGAGCTGGTGCGTTCACATGCGCGGCAGACAACTGGATATTCGGTGATGCCTGCGCGGCCTGCATTTGCGGCGCGGTCAGAGCGCCGGCCTGCAGATTTTGCGCCGCCTGTTGGCTGGAGTTGAACGTTGGGATGCCCCAGTTATGCAGGTAATCGTCCGTCGAGCTGCCAAACGCCGACAGCCCCGGCGAACGAGGTTGGTTGGCCAGCCCTGCTGCTTGCCCCAGAATGCCTCCATTGCCGGATGTGCCATCGCCATACAGAATGGCCTGCATACGCGGGTCCATGGTGAACTGCTGTGTTTGGGTGGTGGTGCCAGCTGGCTGAGAACCTCCCCCGCCTCCGCCGCCACCGCTGGCAATTGCGCCGCCCAAGGCGCTGCCGATAACACCACCGATTCCCGGAGCGATTAGGTTGCCAACAAATGGCGCTGCTGCTCCAATCAGGCTAGAAAAAAGTCCCATATCAATCTCCAGTTAATTAGCCCAATTGGACCCAAACGGCGGCCGGCTCTTCAAAAATATAAACCCCCTGCCCGCCGCCCGGGTCCCAGTCTGAGCCGTCTGCATAGGCAATATCGCCATCGCGCGGTTTTGGCGGTGCGACGTGGACTTTGTCGTAGTGACCGCGTGCCAATGCAGAGATTGCCGCCTGCTGCTTCAGCCCTTCTTCGCGTAGAAACCGAATCAGATCCGGCAAATTTTGAATGCCTGATGGGTCGCCGGCCGCGTAAAGCACTGTTCCGAGATTTGGAGTCCGCATTACCATGCTCCTTGCTGTTCGACGTCGACATCATAGCTATCCAGGCGCCACTGATATGCGGTGCCGCTTTCAAAGCGGATGGCGATATAGCGGCCTGCGACAAAGCAGTCATCGGAAATGGTCTCTCCAATAACGTGCGTCATGGTAACAGTATACATTGGCGTGGTGTAAGGATCATCCATCCCAGCAACTTTGATGATGACCGTTTCGCCCAGGTTGCCGGTGATTCGCGGGCGAATGCCTCGCACCAACTTGATCAGCTCAGGCGCATCGAATGACAGCCCCTGTCGCTCCAGGTAGGCTGATGGCATGGCACCGTCGAACGATGCGCTGCCATCGAGCTGATAGAGCTTCTGGCTGGCGCTGGCCATCAACACGCTTGCCATATCCGGCGTGAACTGAGGCCCATTGAAGAGCGTCAGATAGGAGTCGAAGGGTGCAGTCTCCTGGTCGAACGTTGGGCCGTTGGTATTGCCAAGTGGGCCGTCCGAAGCATGATTCAGGTTTGGCAGCTCGCGGAAGGAAATAGTCCGGTCGCGGTAATTCCATACCACGGCACGGTCGCATACCGTCGATCCGATCTGTGGGTAGCAGATAAAGACCTCGTTCAGGTACGTGTTTTTGAACACGAAACACTTGTCCTTGCCGGTAACGTCGATGTTTTGGAACAGGTATCGACGCGTCAGCTTGTCGAGCACGGAAGTGGCCGTTTGCCCATCGTGCGCTATCACGTCCGAACCAGTCAGTACGCAATGAAAGCTCGCGGTATCTACTTCCACATCGACAATGCAATTCTTGTTCATAGCGCCACTGGTGCCGAGCACCTTGCGGAACGAGAACACATAGGGACCGCCCGTGATGTCCATGCGGTGCACGCTGGCCTGCTTGTAGATCAGAAAGAATTCTCGCAGTTGGAGGCCATCAATGATAATGTCCTGACCGGCCGACAGGTTGTATTCGCCCGCGTCCTGCGTGGCGTCCGTTTCATCCCATGTCGATGGCAATGCGCCAGCATCCGCCGGGCTTGACCACTTCACCATGAACGGATAGGACCCGCCTGGCTTGGTAATCCCGAGCGCCACCAGATAGGGGCCGAACGAGCGTAGCGATTTGCAATAGGTTGCAGCCGGCCACGCGGTCAGGTCGACAAACTTGTGCGTCAGGTTCTGGTCCCAATACATCGGGATCTTGCTGATGTCACCGACATTCAAGATTGGGATGCCGCCGAAGATCGTTCCGGTCCACTGATTAACTACGCCGGTTCGCGCGGTCGCATGCGTGATGTCGGTGTAAGTGGTGGCGCCGCCTGTGACATTGACGACGTACTGCTTCGCGGCAGACGCTAGGAGCCAATACGGAGAACCTGAGACCGAAACAGCCATGACATACTGCGGCGCCACAGGCACCGTTGGGTAGGCCTCATTGTGACCGTAAAACTGATATGCGTAGCCATCTAGGAACCGGATATTGCTGCAATCTGTCCATGCCTGAATGGGCAGCTCATGCATCGACAGGTCTTTGATGATTCCAGCCGAACCACAGTTTTTGACGGGAATGAGGGGCATAATCAGCTTTTACGAAGTTGGGCCCGAAGTGCCGCCGCCCGGGCTTCCAAAGCGGCCACGCGAACAATATCTCCTTCACGCAGGGGACGGATGCTCTTGGCATCGATCACTTCCAGTTGCGCCAAGATAGGAGCGTTGAAAACATCGTTTGAAATCGGCACCGGCAACGCATCAATAAGGCCGTCGCGGTTTTTATTCGCCTGATATTTAAACCATTCCCGGCGCTGCTCCGCACTGACAGCAATATATGCATGCTCATGCTCTGGGTGCAAATCTTGGCTATATCCGCCAGTGAGATTGCCTTGCTGATCATAGGTTACGTATTCCATCATGCGACCTTCACAAATTCAATTTCTGAATACACTTCTACCTGCCCTGAAGATACCGCAACTCCAAGCCCGTTTGTTGCGACCGCTGCCGTAGTGTAATGCCGAATCGAGAAAACTTTAGATGACGAAATTGTTAATTTCCCATAGATTACCGAATCGCTTACCCCAGTGCTGCCACCGGAAATGGAATATGCGTTCGACCCAACCCCAGCATATGTTGAATCTGTGACGTTATATAAAAAAGCCTTATGGGTAGTGCCATTGTAATGTGGCGCGCGTGCTTTAAAAATATATGATCCAGAAGGCAATGTTATTTGATTTGATGCCAAACTAGAATTTGTGATGCTATTGCTTTCAACAGTGTTCAGTACACGAGTTTGCGTTATATCGGCCGCTGCCGAACCGCCGCCATGCGTGCCAGAGGCGCGCTGCTCTGAAACCTTCAGATAGGGCGATCCCATTTGAAAATCAAAGTCTGGAACCTTTGCAGTGCGAGTAGTTGCGGTCGTCAGACTAGCCAGATCAAACGCAAACAACTTAGTGGCATCTGATCCATCTTTGAACCGAATTACCGTCGCTTTAAGCAAATTAGTAAATGCAGCGACAGTGCCGGTAGAATCAGCACCCAAGATGTAATCTGCTACAAGAGCCGGTAGCGCAGAACCAAACGCCAATTGATCAATATAGTTTTTTGTTGGCCCAAGCAAGCGCGCATTTATGCCGTCATATGCCAAAAGAGTTGGCGTACCAAGCACCAAGTCGCCAGGAAGTACTGCCGCATTGGCTACAGTCTTGATCGTCTTTGCACCCAGCCCGGAAATGTTGATCGTAGGCGTGGCGGTTAGGTTTGTAGCGGTGGGCATGAACTCAATCAGCATTTTGGCCGTATAGGCCACTACCGCATGCGCCGGCGTCAGCGTATAGGCATCCGCTGCGCCACCGTCTACACCTGTCACCAGAATGGCCCCAGTAAAGCCCGCGAAGTCGTTCAGCAACGCGGTCTTGATGTTGCGGTGGTGGTCGTCAGAAGTCGATGCGGGATCTCCGCCCAATGGCCATAAAGGGTTCAGGTCAGCGATATTGACGACAGTTTCAAGGCCCATAATTTGCTCCGTTTAGCCTGCGCTCTGATCGATTGTGGCAATGGTAAAAGTCCCTGCGGTCGGGCAAAGGATGAAGTAGCTGCCGATCGGCAATTTCACGTCGAATGGCGAGCCGCTGGTATTCGTCAGCAGCAGACCGAGTGCATAGGTGCTGGTCCATGTTCCCACCACAGTCCCGGTGCTGCATGTCAGGCCGCTGGTGCCTACTCTGGCGTTCATCGTGCAGGCGCTGGCTGCTAGCACCGTGGTCGCATTCGTGCACGATGCCGTCACTGTGATGATGGCCGCCTTGCTTTGGTCAGTGGCCTGGTAAGCGGTAGACATGGCCAGAGTGCGCGCGGTTGGCGAGCCGAAATTGAAGGTAGGCGCCGCAGTTCCCGGGACACCCTGAATACCCTGCGTTCCGGTATCGCCTTTTGGTCCAGTGGCGCCAGTCGCTCCAACAGGGCCTGTGGCACCCGTCAGGCCCTGCGGCCCGGTCGGGCCCGTAGCACCAGATGCTCCAGTTGGCCCAGTCGCCCCGGTATCACCTTGAATGCCCTGAACGCCTTGAGGGCCTTGGACGCCTTGGACGCCCTGGGCACCAGTAGCACCGGCAGACCCTGTGGCGCCCGTTGGGCCAGTAGGGCCGGCATCGCCAGTATCCCCTTTTACGCCCTGCGGTCCTTGGATGCCTTGCGGTCCCTGCGTGCCCACCGTGGTTGGAACACTCAGGACGCCGCCGGCAGTGCTGATAGTGGTATCGATCGGCAAGCATGCCGGCACTGAACCAGAAGACGAAGGGGGCAGCGTCAGGATGCAAACAGCCGAAGCATCAGGCGGCGCGAACTTCGTCATGTAGGCCGTATTAGCGCCATTGCGCTGGTCCAGGCGCAGAGCATAGGCCGTCTGTGCTTGGGCACCGGCCATGCAAGCCAGGGCGATCATGAATGTGATTATTCTTTTCATTTCAGCAGTCCTTTATGGTGTGTTCGTGTCGGTGCGCATCCGCATAGGCCCACTTGAGGACCATTCAAGACGATTCGCATCGTCAATCGCAGTGAGAAACTTTTGCTCGTATATCGCCTTCAGCGGGGCATTCTGCGAAAAGTCCGCCGCCTCGACCAGGGCGCCGAACAGGTAAATATTCGGCCATCTGTCGAGCAGCGAGTTTGTCGTGTTGGTGTCGCTCAACGCCAAGAATTCCGCTTCGTAAGTCAATGACACCGAATAGACTGCATCAGGAACCGGGCCAAAGTAAAACTTGTCTCCGATGATTGTGTATCGATATGGCGAGCCAGAACGTTGATCGGAGAACTCGCCGTTGTATTGATCGGGTGCAACGTATGTGATTTTCGACTGCACGTTGGCGATCGACATTGCCCGCACCTTCAGCAGGTCAGCCGGGGTAGAGGCATAGGCGGTGCCAAGCACCGTCGACACAGTCGCGTTCAGGCTCTGCAGTCGGTCCTTCAACAATGCCTTGATGCGCTTCTCAGTCAGCATAATGAAGTCAGGAATGTCTCCAGTCAGATTCGACCGGTGCATCCAGCTTGCAACAGAGGCTTTCAGCCCTGCATAGGTATCGAGCGCCATCAGATCCGCCCTGGCCAAACCCGGAACATTTTGTTGTCCGGATCGTTGACGATGCGACGCATGTGCACGTCATTGCCAATCACCTCAGCAAAGCTCACGCCATGGTCGTTCATGTATTTCTCGATAATCACATTGGGAATGGTGGCGGCGAGTTTCAGCTCTTTTGTGCCGTGCATCCCCTCCTTGTGCATCGAATAAGCGCGCTCGGCAATAGGCGTGCAATCCTGAGTGCGAAGCGTATGCATCTGATCCCCCTCGATCACGATGCGCGTGTGCACTTCAGAATTTGCTTGCTTAGCGCGACGAGACTGTCGAGCGGCTAGTACTGGATTCATCTCACCACCTCGTCTTAGAGTTTCACCCAGCGCATTTGATAGATATCGAACGTAGCCCCACCGACATCACTGAAAGTGAAGAACAGTTCGCCCTTGTTGAAGGTCAGCGATGTGATGTCAGTCGGCATATAGAACGGCTCCGACACCAGCGTCAGAATATCGCTGTTCGTATATGCTGAGCCTGTCTCACCAGTGTTTGGCAGCGATAGGCCTACAGCGGTCTGCGACGACAGCGAACCGCCCACCCATGTCGCGCCGGCCGTCACAGTAACCGCCAGAAAGTTGGTGGCGCTGGTCACTTGGCACAGGCATTCGAAGTAGCCCCACGAGCCGCGCGGGAACTCAGTCAAGGTTGACCCGGGCAAGATCAATGCGCGCACCTGGTCGTTCAGCGCACCAGAAGTGACAACAAGGCGCTGGGCATTCCCTACGCCATTGGGCGCCGCTACGATCGATGCGACAGTGCTTGGCGTGCCAACCACGCGATTCGTCGTGATGCCGTTGAGGATGGTCCCGCTTGAACCGGTCCCACCAGATGCACCAGTGGCGCCGGTTGCAAGACCCACACTGGCGTTCAGCAGGTTTTTGCTGCTGGTGTCGTTCTGGATGCAATCCAACTGGCTAGACAGCATCGGACGCTTGATCGCCATCGAGGCAATCCATGCATCCTGCATGATCTTGCGAGCAATCAAATATGCACCATAGGAGCCTGGGTGCTTATCGCTATCCCACAAAACGCTGGTCTTCATCAGTCCAGTGCTCAGCGTGGAGTCGACCAGCGGCTCATGGAGATCAATCCAGCGGATGCAGGCATTCTGCGCAGCAGCTTTTGCCAGCGCTGCGTTAATGCGGCATGCCGCTGCCTTTTGTGCAGTAGTCCAGCCAGCAGAAGCACCAACCGGCGGGATTGCAAGTGCAACGATGCACTTTGCTCCAGCCGCGATAGCCTTGGCCCATACGGCCTGACGATTTGCTACCACGCCCGCCTCTGCTGCTGCCAATGTCACCCATTCAGTAACAAATAGCGAAATGTCGTTCGTTCCGCCATCTTCGAAACACATGTCAAAGTTTCGATTGAAGATGTTCGCCGCAGAAGCCAGGATAGTATTCGTGGTGGTGCCTGTCACGGCGCCATAGTAGACGGGCAGGAATGGCATCCCCATGAGCGCATTCAGTACCGGGAGAATCCCACGCGATCGCGTACTCCTAGCCGAGATAGTAGTATCCAGGATGGTCGGATCGCAATTCGCCGGGAATTCAGCCGTGTAGGCTTGACCGAGAATGGAGTCGCCGATCTGAACCACGCGACGCCCTAAAGCCCCGATTGGTTCCAGCACCGCGCCATAAAGCGTGCGGTCGGCCTGGGCGTCCAGGATTGTGCCGAAGCCTGGGACGCTATCCACGCAAATTTCAGCGGTGCATAGGCTGGAGTCGTTGGCCGTCTTGCGCAACAGCAGCGCGTCAACAGTGAAATTGATGGTCTCGACAGCGCCGCCATTGCGGCCTACATATCTCCATGCGCCAGAGCCAATCTTGTATTCAAAGTCAGCCGTTGCGCTGGTATTGGTAAGCACCATCCGCGAGGATTTAGCCGTGTATGCCAGCGCAGTGCCGGCGCTACCTGCGGCCGCCGTGATTGTTGCTTTAATCGTGGTGGTAGTCGATGTGCCGGTGATATTTACGATATTGGTCATAGCGTTCCCCTGTCAGTCTTCCAGCGGCAAAGCGTTCACGACGCCGGCCGCGACATCCTGGATCGCCGCGAAGTGCGTGGCGCCGCGCGGAATGGCCACGATGACCGAATCGTTTGGCATCAGGAGCAAATCCGTTGCCACAGCCGTCAGTCCCACGACGCCGATGCGAATGTGGGCGGCAACGGTTGCAGCGAACCGAACGAACCGAGGAACATCGCCACTCGACGCGGCAGGCAATGCTGCACTGGCAGAGGCGGCACCTGTCGTGATGTTCGCGCCAGTGACGGAAATTGTGATATAGCTTGCATTCTTACCCATGGCGTTCCCCAAAGCAGCCCCGAAGGGCTGCGCTTGTTACTTGGTGTAGTAGTGGATGTAAACATCGGCCACCATGCCGACAGTCGTTGCCGAGCCAGTGATGGTGACAAACTGCGAAGTCGTCATCTTCTGTACGGATTTCCCGCCGGCGCCTTTGTCATCGATGTTATTGACGACTTTTTCGGTGCCGCCAGCAGCATACGTATCGATCAGATTGGCCGCCGAAGTGGTCGCATCAGCGGCCACGCCAACGCTGATGTTGGCCGCGCCGGTCGATTTGGTGGTGATGTCGATTTCCACACGATCAATGAAAATCGGCACGCTCTCCGGATTAGCCCAGGCCAGGATAGCGCCACCGGTAGTAGCCGCTACGCCCAATACGGAAAATTTCCGGATGCTTACATTGCGATGAGCGGTGCCGCCCACGCGCAACATAGTCACAGCGGTGACATCGTCCACAAACTTGATGCTGCCGCTATCGGTTTGGATGAGATTGGTTCCCATAATGTTCTCCTAGTAAGAAGGGGCCGAAGCCCCTCCAGGGTTGATTACGAGACGTCAGCCACCAGGCCATTGGCCAGCGGGTTGTCGGATTGCAGGCAGTACTCCGCCAGGATCTGCTTGCGATCGGTGTCGCCGGTCTTCGCCAGTTCCCAGCTGCGGAAATTGCGGTAGAACGACAGTTCCCAGCGGCCCGACTCCAGCACCCACACGTCACGAGTACGCTGGAAGCGGTTCGGGATCGCCTTCAGTTGGCCGAAGTCCGACACATATACGTCAACAGCTGCGGTAACTTTCTTGTCTTCGGCTTCGTCCATGCGGGTAGCATTGCCGGTGAAGGTCGAGAAGGTCTGCTTCTGCGCTGGGCCCATCATCAGCACGTTGGGGTTGCCGCCGCTGGTGTAGCACTTTTGGCAGACATCTTTCAGCAGGCTCTCGGTGAAGGTGCGCAGCGTGCCGTCCGTCTGCGCCACGTTCGTGACGTAGTTTGGTGCGACATAGCCGGCGCCAGCGCTGGTGTTCGCGGTATCGGCCCAGCCGACCAGGCCACGGCTGCGGCGCGGTGCGGTTGCCAGAACGGCGTTTTGCGTCAGGCCGGTCTCCATGTCGCGCTTCAGTTCCAGCGAGCGCTTGGCCATCTGGTAGCCCATTTCCGATTTGCGTCCGGCGGAATCGGCAGCTTCCTGCGAACCCGACACGGCGGCGGTCTTGCTGGAAATCTGCGTGCGATTGTTCAGGCGAACAGTCGGCACCAGGGCGGTTGCGACAGCGTCGTCGCCCTCGACCTGTTCATTGTTCGCGGCAGCGGCCAGCGAGTCGGTCTGCCATTCATGCAGGGTGTTCGTGGCCTTGCCCTTGCGGATCATGCTCATGAACGGGGTTTCGGTCGGGGTGATGCGGTAGATCACATCCGCCAGATCCTCACGATTGCCAATGGTGGCGGTCGTGACTTGGGTATTGGTTGGTGCGCCCATTTCCTTCTCCTAACGCCTCGCGGCGTATGAAATTGATTACATGTTGGCGAAGATCGCAGCGGCATCACGCACGCTGCCAGACTTCTCCAGTCGCTTGATTGCGGTAGTGCGGCCATCGGTTGGCGCCACCTGAGTCACCCCAGGACGCTCGACCTTGACAGGCGCAGCTTTTACCTTGCCTTGGCCTTCTTTCACCTTGGCCATCAGCGCCTCATACTTCATTGCCTTGTCTGCCATCAGCAGCATGCGTGCATCGAGCAGCATGCGACCGTCTTCAGCCTTGAAACCGCTCTTTTCCATGAACGATTCCACGCTCGCGAAGAACTTTTTACCCTTCTCCGCGTCCTTGGCATCCAAGATACCGGCTTCGGTCAGGGCAGCTTGCTGCGCCGCCATGAACTGCTGGTATTGCTGCTGTTGTTCTTGCTGATATTCGCCATTCAAGCGCTGCAGTTCCACCTGGGCCTTACCCAATTCCGCTTGTCTCGTTTTAAAGATGCGGTCTTGGCGCAGGTATTCGACAGGGTCGGATTCCAGCAGTTCTTGCGTCAGCACCTTGGCTTGCTCTTCAAGCAAGCTGCCGGTGGTGATTGCGAAGTGGTTCAGCTTAGTCGCATAGGCTTCACGCTCTTCGCGCGCCTTTGCGATTTCGGCATCCGCAGCCTTACGCTGTTCGGCTGCCGCCATGGTCTTCTGCGTGTAGTCTTGCTGGCGCAGGCCATTCTTGTACAACTCTGGCAGGTCTTCTTTGCTCAGCTCGATCGTCTTGCCATCAACTTCGATGGTGATTTTCTCGCCGTCAGTAGTAGCCGCCCCCTCGACCGGTTCGTCGTCGGTTTTTTGGGTCGCGCCCACAGCCTCTTCAGCCGCCAAGCGTTCCGCCGCCGATTCCTCGGTTTCTTCCTCGCCTTGCTCATCATCCCCCAGCGCAGCGAAAGCGCTCCCGGCGTCATACATGCCAAGAGAGCCCCCACTTTCGCCGTCAGTCACCCCCATGCGCAGAAAGCCGCTCAGGCCAAGGATGATGCTCAAGAGTTTGCTGATTTTCATGCTATTTTCCTTTTACGGATTCTCTATGGATTGTCCGTGGATTGTTAGAAATCGGTAATCACGTCGCCGGCACTGATTTGGTAGGCTGCCGGACCTTTGTTCACTTCGATATTCACGCCGTTCGGCAACTGGAACAGTGCGCCATTCTCTTCAGGGTGCCAGCAGCGAACAACCTGCCGATTTTCCCGCTTGATCTCGTCAATCAGGACAGCCCAATCGCATCCCGGGCCCGCTCCATCAGCGTTCTGTTGTGCTCCACCTCCAGGCGCGCCAATTTGCCCGTCTCCAAGCGCGTCTTCAGGTTGGCTTCCAATTTCTCCGCCAGTTTCAGGAGCTGCCACAGCTTTTCGCGGCCTTCCTGGTCTCTTGCTGGTGCTGATTTCCATGATTCGATAATCTCCGATTTGACGTCATCCATTGCTTGCTGGAATGCCGTGTTTTGCAGAACCAGGTAAGCTTGGTCCGCGTCGTAAATGCGTTCATCAAGCGTCGCCATTTACTGCCCCCGCTACCGCATTATCTGCGGCTGTTTGTGCGGACAATTCCGCAGCATCTGCCTTTTGCTGAGCCGTGATCTGCGCAACCAATACCTTTGTCGCATTGTCTTGATCGATCTTGTAGCGATCAAGTTCTCGTTGTGCAGCCTGGTCGGCAAGCTTGGCCATTTCGCGCTCGTGTTCGAACTGCTGACGCAGCGCATCGAGTTGGGCTTGATTCTGGGCCTCCTGCAGCTTCTGTTCTGCTTCGGCCTGCTGCTTGTTCAGGTCGATCTGCATGCGCGCCTGGGCTTCGATCTGGAGCCTGTACTGCTCAAGCTGTGCTTTGTGCTGTCGATCGGCTTCGCCTTCCTGCGCTTTCTGCTGTGCTAGTTGCTGGTCAGACTGTGCCTTGATCTGCGCCACTTGCACGGATTCCGGTGGCTGCGGTGGACCTTTGGGCGGCGCCTTGGCTGGGTCGGTAAAGAATTCGTCGCCATTCTTGAAGCCCAAGGCGTTGCATAGCTTCTGGTTCAGGTGATAGATGTTCTCAGGCGTGGAAATGCCCAGTGCCAACCCGGCCTCTTGTTTCTGTCCGGTCAGCATCAGATGCTGTACCAGTTGGTCTTTGTTCCCGGTGCCTAGACCGACATTGATGTTCAGGTTGAAATGATTCGTCCATTCGCGCGGATCCACATTCGTCCAGCCGCCCGACAGCTTGACCATTTCGGCTTTTTTCTGGTACTTGCTGACCAACTTCAGGATCATGTAGCCAAGCTCAGTGAAACCTGTCTCAGCCATGTAGCGGCTGATCGATTCGACGCGCATATCTTCGCGGTTGGTCACGATGTTGGCCTGGGTCGCGGTCTGCTGGAGCTGCAAGCCGTTACCGCCCTGACTGCGGCGCGTCCAGCCGGTAGACTCCTGGCCGGCGTCGTCGAAGATCTGCATCAGTTGGATAGAGCCGGCGATATCGCCAATGCCCTGCTGCAGAGGCGCCACAGCATCTTTGTTCTTGACGCGGACAATGCTGCCAGGAACGTTCGACAGCAGATCGTCCAAATTGACTTGGTTTTCAACCGCCACCGTGCGGCCGTTGACCTGCATGTAAATATTGTCCAGTTGTCCACGCTTCAGACTGGTCAGGATTTGTTGTGTCGGCAGTGCCAAATCAGCCGGGCAAATGCCGTAAAGCATGTGCGGCATCAGGATCGAGCCCAGCGCCACGAATGGCGGTGCGTCGAACTCGTCATTGGCCAGCATGGTTTTGCCGCACTTGACGACCTTGCGCCACTCCGGAATGCCATCGCCATCCCAATCAACCTGCATGTAACTCTCGATGACCCATACCTTTTTCTGCATGGGGTCGGTTTCGCTACCGTTGTCGAAAAGCTGGGAATCGTCGTTCAGGTATTCGAAACGCTGCTCACGCTCCGGGCTGAACTCTGCGGTGTTATCGTCGCTACTCAGATCGTCGGGGACTTTGTAGCCAGGCGTTGCCTTCAGTTCTGCAATCGTGCGCTGGAATCGATGCGCGGAGAATGGCGAAGTCTTGATCGACTTGGCGCGCTTGCTGATGAGGAATTCTTCAGGGGGAACGTTCTCGATGCAAACCCGGCCGCCCGTCTTGGTGCGCTTCATGGTCACATCGTAGAGTAGCGGAATCTCTTGGGCTTGCATCTGCTGAAACTGTGCCATGGCGCCTTGCAGTTGCTGGGCGACCTGAGGATTTTGTTGCGCAGCCATCTGCATCTGTTGAAGTTCCTGGGCAGCCTGTTGCAGCATCTTCTCTTTCTGCCGCGCCGCCTCTTCGTCCGGATAGCTCTTCTGCGCGATGAGCTGGACTTCAGGGTCTTCCATGAGCATGGTCAACTGCTCGATGCTCTGCCCGTTGTATTCTTCCTTTGACTCGATGTCAGAGGTATCCCACCAAACCTTGATGACGCCCAACTTGATGTTCAGCGCCTCACGAATCCATGTGTTGGTGATCGTGTAGCCTTCGTTCTTCTTGCGGAAGATGTGATTGACGTACTCGCTGATGTTCTTGGCCTGGTCTTCCAGGCCCGGCTTGGTCTCTTCGAACTCGAAAATGTTGTCCGAGCCGTAGAAGGTCTTCATCAGCGGGCCTTCCATGCCGAGCACCGTGTTACGAACAGTGGTGTCAACGACCTTGGAACGGCCAGTTATCTCGGGAGGCGCGAGTTCCTCCTTCGCCTCGGCCATGAAATAGTAATCGTTGCGGCGGCGCAACTGTTCAAGCCGGCCATCACCATAGCCATAAGCCTGCGTGACCTCTGAATCGATCATCGCAAGCAACTGGTCTTCGGTGATTTTCTCTGGCTTTGTCATTGGGTAGGGGCGCCATCACGGCGATGCCTGGAAACTGGTTTAGCTGCTATGCGCGCAATTCTACACCGAAATGTTTCCGTGTCCAATTTTTAAGCATTGTTCATCCGTGGCATCTTCAGAGCCCCGCCCCACTTCTTGCCTATATCGCCATAGTTGATAGAGAAGCGACGCATCATGTAGGCATAACGCACGGCGTCCATCACATCATCCTGTGTCTTGGAAATGTGGCCGTTTGCGTCACGATGGTACTGGAGGAACTCATCGAAGAAGCCGCGCAATCCGGCGAAGACTTTGAACTTGCCGTTTAGCATGAGATTCCGGATCTCGGTAATACCAGCTTCGACACCGTTGCCACCGTCAGGCCATTGAGCATGGTCCGCCAGCATGTTGAAGCCCTCATCCTCGTAGTAGGATTTCTGTTGCTTGGCGCTGCCCTTCTCGTGGTTCAGGCCGTCTGCCGGCCATGCGGTTGGAACCGTTGCTGACCAGCTTTTCGTGGATGACCATGCATCGCTTGGCTTGACCTGGCGCTGCTTCCACACACGCGTGATGTAAAAAACGCCGTTGTCGCGGTCCTCAACCAGTTGGATTTGGGCTTGCGGGTGATCCCAACCGAAGTCCATGCCGTCAATGACCCACCAGTGAGGCGGAATATCGAAGGATGGGCAGGTGATGTCCTCCTCTGCCATGTCGTAGATTCGGCCGTGTCCGAGCATTGGAACTCCTTTGGTGCGCATGTCGCGCTGGTGCGCCGGGAACGAGGCCAGCAGTTCTGTTTTTACCTTGTCAGACAAGTGAGGCGCATCATCCCAGCCCTTTTGCATGTATTTCTGCCCCGGGCCCGGGTTATCCATGAACTGAATCACCAACTCTGTACGCCCATTCTCTGGCGTCAATGTCAGGATGCCCCGGCCGCCGCGCCCTTTGTCGCCGGTCGCGGTACGCACCAGCACCTGCGGGAATATCTCCGGGTCCTCTGGCTCTTCGTCAATGTGGAACCAGTCCACACCATCACCCATCAGAGCGTGTTGGCCCTGGCTATAGCTCCAGAACTGGATGCGACTGATATCCCCAGAGTAATGCCGCACAAATGCAGTGCGCAGCGCGTTTGGGGTGCCTGACATGGATTCATAGCCTACGATGCGCTCCATGGGGATTAGGCCGCCGATGAACTGATCGCCGTCCTTTCGGCCTATGATTGCGGCCTGCAGAAGGTCTCTGGTCTTCTCCCCCGAGTAGCCCAGGCACCAGATCAGCGGCGCATGGTCAAACTTGTGTCCTGGCCAGTCATCCGGATATTCGCCCAGCGCATGGCAGGTGTCGATGTATGTCCCGGTCCAGGTCTTGCCGATCCTGTTTGCGGCGATTAGCGCGACCTGGGAATAGCCCGCAGTCGATTCAATGAACTCCTTCTGCCAGCCATAGAGCCGTTCATAGAATGAGCGGTAGCGGTTGATATGCGCGCGCCGCTGCTGCTCCATCAGGAGAGCATACAGCTGCTCTTGCTCAATCCTGCTCAGAGCTGCCATTGGTTTTGGCCAGCAACGCAGCCAGCTTGGCGTTCAATTCGACATCGCTCATGGTCTGCAGCGGAGGAAGATCGGCGGCGCCGCCGATCGCTAGTTTCTCGCCGTAGCGTTTCGGGTCCCACTTGGCCAGGAGCTTGAGCCTGGTCTCAACGCGCAGCTTTGACCGGCTAATCCATTCGGTGTCTGGGCGCTCGCCATCTTTTGTGGAAATCGTATCACTGTGCGTGTTATCCGCAATATCCAAACATTCCTGGGCAATGGCGTCGAACCCGTCCTCGCGCGCGCGCGCGATGGCTGCGGAAAAATCTGGGTCGACTGCCTTCCATGTCGATATCGTAGAAGGGCTTGGCATTTTCTCATCGCGACAAATCTGCGCCAATGGCTCGCCCTTCGATAGACGATCGCAGATTTCTTGGGCTATTTGGGGAGTGAACTTACTTGGACGGCCGCGCGGCAATGCGGCTTTGGTTGACTTTGCCATGGTGCTATCTGGATTCCTTCGCAGGATTGTCCAGCCTCATTGATTTCGATGCGGCAAGTGTAACATGGTTGCGGGCAAAAAGAATCCGGCGCGGAGCCGGGCTAAGTTGGAGACTTACCATGAAACTGGAGCGGCTAAAGGGAATCGAACCCTTGTCCTCAGCTTGGAGGGCTGTGGCTCTGCCATTGAGCTATAGCGGCTTTGAAACTATTGTCTGTCCGGCGCCTATGTTCAACGCCGGGCGCCGTCAGGATTGGCGAATGTGGTTAGCCCTACCTGATGACGGCTACTGCATGTGATCTTCCCGGGCGGCTCCGGGACGGCCTGCTTCGCCGTGCCTTCTTTCTTCCCAATCTATCCGGCAAACTCCCACTGGGTTAGGAGCCGCGAGCAATAAACCCAAACTGGGTAGACCGCTGCCTTCTTATGCCTCAGATCGCGCGAGACGCCGCATTGGACTTTACTGCCCTGCCGTTCTCGCGCTTGCCCGCAGGCCCGGCGCTACCGTCAGTGGCGATGAATTCGAAGCCCTCATTCTAGCTCATGATTGAGCAAAGTCAATACGTATCGTCGGCATCTAAAATCAATGCCTCGATTTCGTCGCCATTGCCTTCGTAAACTATCCCTTCGCATCCCATTTTGACAGGGACATAATGCCCCTCCCATTCAGCCATAACCGGCATGTCGTCGGGGTATTTTGCAAGTCCTTCACGCAACTCTTTAATGGTCAGCGTTTCACCGCGTTTGACGCCATTGGAGTAATAAAAAGTTTTCATGATATCTTCCTGTCCGAGCCAAATGGCACATTCCGGCTCTCGGTGCGTGCTGTGACAATGCGCTTGCCGCTGTACTCGCTGGTGCCGTAGTGGGTCTCTATGACGGTGAAAGTCTCGCCTCCGAGACGATTCTCGCCCTGGGCGGGAGCCAGGTCGCGGCGTATTTCTGGTTCGCGGTCCATGATTTACCAGTCGCGCACGCGCTTGTGCATCAGTTCAGGGGCGATTGCGTCGGGCTTCTTGTCGTCAGCATCGCGGCCGGGCACGATAACAGGAACCGGCGTAATCGGGAAGGTAATGATGCCTAAGGATGAATTGGAGGGGTGCCGTTCTCTAGCCATGGCGTCCAGGTAGTCGTTCATCGACTTTTGCGGCGTTTGGTATTGATTGTCGAAATTGATGAATCCACCATTGCTGGAGACTATGTTTCTGCCGTTCTGGTTCTGTTGCAGGCCTTGGTTCGGCAGCGAATTCGCCGCATAGAGCTGCTCGATGTATTGCTTGTCCATGATCAATCCTTGTAAAACCTACGAAATATCGCGGTGATGCGCTCGCGGCTCTTTTCCGTCAGCACCGTGGTGTCGAAGAGCGGGCCGGCGCGCTCGGCCCAGTTCGTGATGTCCGTCAACTCACTATAGCTGAGGCCGTCCTTCATGTAAAGGGCGTAGATGGCGCGAAGCTGGTTGTCGGTGTTCATGGTCTAGTCCCTCCAATTCCAATCTTTCGGATGCCCTCGCCGGTCGCAGGTCTGTTCTTTCTTGCATCGGAAGCAGACGCGCCAAGATCCGGAAGAGTTGTAGCCGAATCGATGGCCCAGCAGAGCGCAGATGAGTTTGCGGAAAATCATAATTTCGTCCCACGCTTGAGCGCAGCCAGATCCCGCTGCGCCTTCAGGCTCAGGCCGTAGTAATCGGCGTTTTCGCGGTCGATCTGATCCGGATCGGTGTCCAGAGGGTTGGCCAGGCGGAAGGCCTCGTCTCCCTGCTCCAGCAGGTGCCGGAACCACATCACGCAAACCACAGCGATTGTAGCCAAGCCCAGCGCAATGCCGATGTTGGCGGGGGTGGCGTTTTGGATGAACCAGTTCATGATGCCTCCTTGGTGATATCCAGCGGCTGCTGGGGTTCTGGTGCGGCGCAGGCGATGCGCAGCGTGTCCTCAAGCCGGGCCAGCCATTTCGGCAGGCTTTCGTGGTCGCCGCGCAGCAGGTGGGGCGACATGTTCAGGCGGATTTCCTTGTTCATGGCGGTCTCGATCTTGTCCCAGTCGCGGCTGCCGCCATTGGCGCGCACTTCCTGGGTGATCTTGACCAGCCACGACAGGCGGCACAGCTCGTTCGTGATTTCGTGCACGCGCTCAGGCTTACAGCCGAAGTGAAAGCTGCAATACCACTGGCCGCCGCCGGTGGTACTGGTGCTCATGGCGCCGAAGCAAGGGCAGGCGTTCGCTGCGCAGTAGACGGAATGGTCGCTCATAGCAATGACTCCTGTTCCTGCTTCGGCGCGGCCGGCGCGAACAGCTGGCCCTGGGCAATAGCCCGCTCGATCCTGGAGCAGGCTGCATCAAAATATTTTGCTTCGCGCTCAATCCCAACGAAGCGGCGCCCAGCCATGATGGCGGCGACGCCGGTGGTTCCGCTGCCCATAAACGGATCGCATATGCGTTGCGCATTGGGAATAAATGACAGGCACCAGTGCATGAGGTCGACCGGCTTTTGCGTAGGATGGTCGCGTTGCCATCCGTTCACAGGGTGCATAAAATGCTTGCTATTCATGTCGATGTTCGTCCAGCAAAGCTCTACGCTTGCCATCGTGTGAACCCCGTTGACTTTTACCCAAACCAACCAGCCTCGGGATGCCGGTACCGGATAATAATTGCCGCCCCATAGCATGCGAACTGGCGCCACAGGTTCAAGCATTTCAAGCAGCCCCGGTACCGGTTGCGCGTCCCAATCGCCCAACGTTTTCAACCCACCCTCTCCGGTGCTAAACCGTTTTGTTCCACCGGTCATCTTGTCGCCCAAGCCATAAGGCGGATCACTGACAACCGCATCGCAAGCGCCAATCAGCGGCAACACTTCTGCGCAATCGCCATGCCACATTTCAGCCCCACCGATGATGACCGGCTTCATTCCGCCTCCGGTTTCGGCAAAGCCTTCAGGGAGAAGCCGCGCAGCGCTTCCATGGCGCCCGGTGGCGGCGTGCTGTTTCCCAGCTGCGGCGCGGCGGCCGGCGCCCAGGTCGCGTTCAGCAGGCCCAGGCGGATGCCTTCATCACGAACGGCGTTCTGCGCCTCGATGCTGCCGGCCGGCGAGACCCAGTAGCGCGGCGGGCGGCGCGCCAGCTTCTCCTGCTCCACCAAACGATCGTAGGCAGCGCGAAAGGCCATGCGGGCGGCGTTCATGTCGGGACGCGGAATGTCCAGGAACTCGGCCGCCGCCGCCAGCGCGCAGGATGTGACCTGGTTCAGCAGGCCCGGCTCGGTTTCCAGCTTCGGCACCTGCGCCCAGGCTTCATCAGCGCCGATCCACTGAACCGGCTGGCGGCGCTCGACCTGCGCGCGGATATAGGAAGCATTGGGCCGCCACTTGCCATTGATCTTGTCGTTGATGTGGTCCACCAGCGCCTGCTTGATCTGGCTCAGCGTCAGATCGGCCAGCGCGGCGAACATCAAGTCCAGGCTGCCCTCGGTGTACTGCTCGCCCTGGCCGATCGTGTCGCGTGCATCCCGCATCACCTCGCGGAACTCGTTGAAGTCTCGGTTATCCATTTGCGATGTCCTCCACGGAATCGGCTGGCAGCCCCCAGCGCTGGCGACGCGCGGCGCGGTCGGCTTCTGGATCCTTCGCAGTCACCGTGACGGGGCGGCCGTTGCGCGAATCGAAACCGCGCGCGGTGCCGTTTTTGTCTTTCAAGCCGTACACGTCCAGCCAGCCGTGAAACGTGGACTGGTCCAGCACCGCGCCGGGCGAGTGGCCGTTGCGCATCAGCTCGGCCAGCTTGTCGATCAGCAGCTTTTGCGCGCGCTCCGTCGGCGACTTTTTCGCGGCGGCGCGCATGGCCAGGAAAGCGTCCCAGGCGTCCTGCGGGATCCAGTCGGGCAACGTCACCAGCGTGGGTGCAGTCTTGGCCTTGCGCTTCGGCTTTGCAGCCACCAGCGCATCGTAGGCGGCCAGAAGCTCGGCAAGGTCTATTCGACCAATTTCGATATAGTCGCGGGATTGGTTGCGTTCATCTGAAACCAGCCGGCGCAGCTCCATGTGGTCAGTGCTCATGACTTCTCCAGTTCCGGCATGTTGTTGCCGCGTTTTTTGTTGCAGGGTTCACAGGCCAGCACGCGGTTGTTTGCGTTGTCGAGGCCGCCACGGTCAAGCGGCACAACGTGCTCGATGGTGGATGTGTTCAGGTCGATCTGGATACCGCACCAGTGGCAAGGAACCGTTTTGCGGCCCTTCATCATCTTGCGGCGGATGGCGCGGCTGTTGGTTGCGCGCTGGTCCTTGAGGTGCGCTGGTGCCACCTTCGGCTGCTCCTGCGACATTGCCACCGCCTGCGCCGGCGTCACGTTCTTGACGCCCTTGGTAGTCCGCGCCACGTAGGCTGTTCGCGCGGCTGACAGCGGGTAGTAGTTGACCAGCAGCGCGCCGTGAATCTTGTAGTGGCCATTGGTTGATCCTGGCGCCGGATATTCCAGCTTGACGCCAGCATCTCTGCAGAGTCGCTCTAATTCACGGACCCTGTTGAATTGCTCCATAGACACGTTATGTCCTCCCTATAGTTACACTACGACTAATGCTGAGGGTTGGGGTGATTCCCCCGAGGCCTCGCTACTTTCAATCCTGAGCACTTTAGAACTGAACCACCGTCACCACGAATACCGTTCTCAGTACGGCCAGACTGCCCTCCAGCCTTGCGGCTGTCACCCTTTACATTCGTGTCCTGCTCGCCGCTGTGCGCGACTGCAAAGCCCCCCAGCAACTAGCTCGGGATTCAGTTCGCCCTGTTCTTCCGCGCGGCCGGGCGGCCCTTGCTGACGTGCGGTGTACGGTCGATGTGGCAGCCAGAAACGCAAAAAGCCCTCAGAAGTATCGGCGCTTTCATCGTGGCAGCGATTCGGGATTTAACCCAGAAAACACCGAGGCTTATGAGGGCTTCGGATTTGTCTCTGCTGCCACATCGACAAAGCGAACTCTACCGCTATTTCTTGATCACCGTCAATAGGTTGTGGAAATTAAATTTAATTCGCGCATCAATTACCGAAAACCACGCCCCACGCCATCCCCATCATGAACCCAGCCCCAACGCATCCGATAGGCCAAGACCAGAAGGCCAGGGCCAGCAGAGCACCGAATAGCGCGCAGGGCAGGCACAAAAGGGCGAAGGCGAGGTGTTTCATAGCAGCGAGGCTTGGGCAGTTTGCTGATGCGCTTCTGCAATGCGCTGATCCTGGAGCATCTTGTAGTCGGCATTCAATTCGCAGCCGATGAAGCGGCGGCCGTGTTGAATCGCAACAGCAGCTGTGGTGCCGCTACCCATGAACGGGTCCAGCACCACGTCACCCGGCGCGCTGCCGGCCAGGATGCACGGCTCCTTGCGGCGGAAGGGCGTGCGCATCATTTCAGTCCTTTTCATTTGCAGAGAATCTCCCATGCTGTTGCTGCCACTCGCGGAACTTGTCCGTTGCCAATGGCTTTAAGTCGGTCCACCCGATTGGCCACCCCATCAGCCACTCGACCCAATCCGGGTTCAGTTGGCCAGCCTGGGAGCCGTCGGGCGATACTTGCGTGTTGAGGCGAATTTGCTGGCCTTTGGCCAAGCGCTCCTCTATGCTCTGCTTGCTCCACTTGTTCGCGTCCGAAGAGTTCGGCGTCCGCCACATCTTGACGGCCTGACTCAGGCGCATTTGTGACTTCTCGCCGTTCGGTGCCACATGCTTCGGCAACCCATTGGCCGTGATATGAACGGTCTTGGACACTTGGCGATTCGAGTTGTCCGAGGCGCATGGCGTGGGCCACAATCCAGATTCGATCTCGCAAATGGGGAGCTCCGGTGTCTGCTGCAGAGATGACACCCCAGCGTGCATCAAACCCCATCGCGGCCAGGTCTCCGAGAACGACTCCGAGTCCCCGAGAAGTGAGCATTGGACTGTTTTCCACGAAGACGAATCGTGGTCGAACATCGCGAATGATCCGTGCCATTTCGGCCCATAGACCGCTGCGCTCTCCGTCCATGCCGGCACCTTTTCCAGCTGCACTGATGTCCTGGCAAGGAAAGCCGCCCGAAACCACGTCAACAAGTCCTCGCCAGGGATTGCCGTCAAAGGTTCGGACGTCATCCCAAATCGGGAAAGGCGGGAGTGTTCCGTCGTTTTGTCGGGCCAGTAAAACTGATCTGGCGTAGGCGTTGTACTCGATGGCGCAGATTGTTCGCCATCCAAGCAAGTGACCACCGAGGATTCCGCCGCCTGCTCCTGCGAAGAGAGCGAGTTCTCGTAAGCCTTCATCATTGCATTGCTGATTGACCATGACATTCACATTACCCCCTTCATGTTTTGTGGCTCCACCCAATGCTCCGACACGACAACGCGCAGCTCGGTGCGGATCAGGCCTTGTGCGGAGAGCAGCGCGACTAGGTCGGCGGGGACTTCCAGCGTGTCGGGCATCTGCCAGCGCTTGAGCATCCAGAATTTCGGCGCTTCCAGTTTCCAGCCTTCGCCGCGATTGCGGAGGGAGAAGCCATTGCGCATGCGGCGCTCGATTTCATCGAGGTCAGTTATCATTTTGCAATTCCTTCCATTTTCTGAGATATTTGAATTTGATCGACTGAATTGCTGAAATATCTAATTTCAGCGGCGGCTGTTCCGTCTCTAACCACTCGACAGCGACTCGGCCAATCTTCTGAATCAGGCGTATGCGGTACTCCACGATGTTGCCGCCGCGATGCTGGTTGCATGGCACACACTGCTTATGGACATTGTTCTCGTCAAAGCGCAAAGCAGGAGCTGCTCCCACGCTGCGGTAATGCCCGGCATCGTATGAACCATCGTGGAATCGCCCGCAACTGATGCATGGCTGATCATGGTCGCGCATGCGAATGTACTTGTTGAACTCCTTCTGCGCCTCTCTGAGCCAATCTTGCCGCGACTTCAACGCGGTGCGCCGCTCTCGATCCGTTTTGCGCTCCTGGGCTTTCCTGATGGCCTCAGCATGGATTGCAGCGCATTCCGGTCCGCAAGCCTTATGCGTCATGCTGCGCGGCTCAAAGAGTTCCTTGCAGACGGCGCATTTGCGCTTGCGCGGTCCTTTCGGCGGCTTTGGCTCGGCTGGCGGCTTCATCTTGAACGGCGTCCTGGTTATCGGAGTTTTGCGCATTAAGGCCATGCGGACACCTGAGCAGGTCCGAACAGCGCCTCTACGAGCGAATCCCGCCACATTCCTATCTGGACGGCCTTGATGATCCTACGCCTGACAGGCGCCTCGTAATCTTCAGCCGAATCGAAGCGCTTGCTATGCTTTTTGCGTGGCTTAAGTGCTACTGGCCGCCCAGCTTGACCAATCACGAACGTATCAGGAGTGCCGCCCTTGTTCGAGCGCTCCCCGCGAGTAGCCACAAGATGGCCGTTATTGCAGAGGTCGCGGAACCAGTTGCGGGCGGTTTGGCGGTTGACGCCGATATGCAGGCAAATAGCAGCACTGCTCACACCTGGATTGGCCTCCACGTGATCATAGACAGCTTGGAAGCGCTCCAGCTTCATTTTGGCGGTGTAGGCAAGCATGATCAGCCCCTTGGATAGAGAGCGTTAATCTTGCCGATCTGGAGCAACAGATTCTTGCCGCGCTCGTCGCACTTCATAAAGAGGGCGATCATTTGTGCAAGCAACGGGTCAGCAGCCGGGGCCGAAAGAGGGGCATGAGTGTCAAATTCCCTGATTGCTGCGCGCTTGTGCTCGTCCGGGTGGTTCAGGCCATCGTGTTCAAACTGTTGTATTTCGCGTTTCATGATATCCCCCTAGGTGAACCGTAAAACTTGCTCTACTACATTATCAAGATCGTCCCGCGTGTAATTCGTCAAAATCCGCGCCAAGATCACGTCGATAATGGCGCTATACAGCTTGTCCTTTTCTTCATCTGTCATCTTTGCAAACGACCAGCTTTTCGGGATGAAGCGCAACTCCCCGTTCAATCTGACGCGAGTTTCATAGAAGCCAGCCAAAATCGTGAGGTCAGCCCGGAACTGGTCGAAGTTCTTGGCGATCACGTCGCCCTTATAGGTCCGCTCGCCCGGGTCCCATGCCTCATATGCTAGATTCGCCAGCGCCATAATCTTGCGGTGAAACTTGACGTTGTTATGCCGCGTCATTGTCACCTTGACGCCCTGCCCCAGCTTCATCTTGGCGATAGCTTCGATGCCTTGCTGATCAACCGGGACGAGGCAGCCATTGGCGGCTTTAGCGAGCACAATTTCCATTTCAATCCACCTTGCCGCCCAGCAGACGGCGGATGCGCGGAAGCGGTGTATGGAAAGCCTCCATGATCTTGATGATAGTGGCCGGGCCGACATCGATTTCGCCCCGGCGCATCCGAGACAGGTTGGTGGCCTGGATGCCGAGTGCGCGCGAAAGAGCAGCATCCGAAGGGATTTTCGGGTCGGCTTCGCGCTTCAGCGCATCGAACAGCATGTCCGCATGCTGCTTATTTTTTGACTTCATGGCAATTCCTTTCGGTTGTCTAGTGCTGAGTTCAAGCATATCACAATTATTTGCCATAAGAATAGCTTTGTGATGATAATTTTGTTGTTGACGTATATTTTTTATCGTGGCATAGTTCAGTCATGGGCAGCGCACATGGCACGGCGGAACTGGAGAAAAATGATGTTTATCAATGATCAAGTCTACTGCTACGGCGAACTGGATGTTCACTTCCAAAACGCCGAAGAGGCAGCAACCGACAGCCCGATATACGATGACTGCTCTATCACTGATCTGGTAAGCATGTACATCGCCGCCTAATCAACCCGCCCGCTTCGGCGAAATAGCACAATGCCCGCCACGCGCGGGCTTTGCCACTGAAACACCACCACAACCAAGGGAGAAAATACCGTGAAGATCACCATTGCAAACCGCTGGACAGGCGCTGAAATTTTCAGCATTGACGAAGTTGAGGCAACCGTCGCCAAGGCTTTGCTGGCAGCAATCAAGTCCGGTGCCGATCTGTCCCGTGCCAACCTGTCCGGTGCCGATCTGTCCGGTGCCGATCTGTCCGGTGCCGATCTGTCCGGTGCCAACCTGT